ACGATGCCGGTCGGGGCGGACGACCCGGAACCAACCGCGAAGGCGTCAGCCTCGAGGTTGTCCTTGGCGTCCATCAGGAGCCGCGGAAGCTGCTGCTCAAAGTTGGTGTCCTGGAACACCTCGTAGGAGCCGAACACGTACGCGGCACCCTTGTACGCGGTGACGGTCGGCGCCGTCACGGTGGGCGAAGCGTCCGCGGCCTGGCTACCCTCACCAAGCCACTCGGCGGTGACACCAGCGGAGCTGACGCCCTCCCACACGTTCGAGAAGCCCTGCTCAACCCGGCTGATCGCACGGAACGGGTTAGTGGTCCCGTCCGACGTGAGGATGATCGTGGGGTCAAGCTGCTGCGGGATCAGGTAGCCACCGTTACCGACCGTGGTGGACAGGGCGGCACGAACGGCCTCCTGCTCCTCGGGGGTGAACAGCGCAGTCCCGTGCTCCGGGCTGCGAACCCACTTGGCGAACGCCGAACGGTACGCCGGCGAACCAGTGAGCAGCATGTGCCGGGCAACGTCGGGCCGTGCGGCCAGACGGTAGGCGTGCTCGCGGCTCGAGTCCGAAGGCATGAGCCGGTCGGTGTCGATAACCTCACGGGCACGACCCACCATGTCCTTGCCGTCCACGAACCCGGCGCGGATGTGCTCGGGGTTGTCGAACGGGTCGGACTTGACGATGACGTTGGGAATCACTTCCTTTCTGAATGAGTGCTTGACGCCTGGCAAGTCGCTCAGGCGTCCAACCGCGTGCCGAGTGACCATCACTGGTCGGCTCGTCATGCGAACCCGGCTCACCATCAGATGAGTGGGTATCCGGCATCCCGGCCCCTGAGGGGTGGGTGTCGGCAAGTCTGCGTAGGTCGTCGGGAGACAGCAGTTCGGACAGCAGCGCCATACGAACCCCGAGAATCGCTGCCTCGTCGTACGCGGGGAACGGGGTAGGCCCGTACTCGCGCATCGCTATCTCCGTGCGACGCACCGTCGTCAACCCGCCATCCTCGGCGCGACGGAACCCGAACTTGGGCGGCTCAGGGTCGCTCTTGACGAACGCACCAGAGAACGACTGCCCCTTGATATCCCCGTTACGGATCGACTCAAGCACCTGGTCGGCCAAGTCCGTGTTGTTGTACCGGGTAACCGTCACCAACCCGCGGGCGTCCTCCTTGACTTCGACCGGGGTGCCGATGGGAATAGAGAACATGTCGGACGGCTGCCCGTGGATGCCCCTGGCGTGGTTGTAGAACACTTGAAAGTTGGTGCCACGCTCCGCGAGCGTCTTACGGAACGCGCCACGAGTAATGACTTCCTGGTATTCGCCTTGGTGGTCACGGATCGGCACACCGCGGTCAAACACCGCCGCATACGCTTCGACCGTGCGCCCGTCACCACCCGACCGGATCGAAATGTCTTCGAGCGGGAACGCGCGGGTAAACGTCGTGATCGTCATTCGGAGCCCTCCGAGTCGTTACCGGAACCAGACGGCGTGGTCTGCGGGTCACGGCCCTCCGGATACAACGTCACCGGCAGATTCCCCGAGTGAACAAGCTGCGCCAGATCACCGTTCTTCACAGCCTCAGTAACCGACTGAGGCTCATAACCGACCCGCAGCAGAACCGCCATAGTTTCCGCGTTCAACTGCTGCGTCTCCGCGCGTTCCTTCTCACCCTGACGCAACGCAGCCACGTGCGTCGGGTCGTACCACAACCTCGCCCCACCCGGCGTATCCACCAGCTTCGACAAAGCGGCGCACGCCGAACGCCAATGCGGACGCGCCCACAGATCAGCGAACGCCCGCATCGCCTGCTCATAGTTCGAGTAGGTGGCGTTCATCAACCCTTCTTTGAGTCCCGCAACAATCGGCGGAACCTCAGAAGCAGCCGCGATCCGGTTCTCACCCGCAGCCTGCACAGTCGCAAACGACATCTGCTCAAGCGAGTTACCCACCAGAGTCAGGTCAGCGCCGGCATCCAGCACCATCGTCTTGTACGCGTTCTTCACGCCGCCATGCCTCTGGTGCAACGACTGCTGCAACCTGTCCCGAACGTCCGGCCCGATCTTCTGGTCGTACTGGATGATCATGTTCGGGGTTGCCGCGTTCGACAAATACTCCAACTTGTAGTCAGTCATGCCCAGGTCAGAGTTGATCTCACGAACGACCGGAGTCAGCCACGACATGCCACGAAACGACGCCATCGGATCAGGGATAGGTGACCAGTGCGCCACTTCGGAGACGTCGAAAAACTCGGCATTGTCGACGTCGCCTGGCGTCTCCGAATACAAGTATCCCACCGGCTGACGGAACGGACGCCCACCACTATCAGCGAAAACCTCGGACACGATCGTCACCAGATCAGGTCGCAGACGTTCCAGCATCACGCCGTCAATGTTGCGGACAAAAGCGTTACCGGCCAGAGACACGTCTTGTTCCATGTGCGCCAGCAACTCGCCCGTGTCGGCGTTCGGCCACGGTTCCTCAAGCAGCCTCAGCGACGGCTGCCCGAACAGCTCCCGCGTCGTCAAGTTCTGGTACTTGAACTCAACCTCAGAGAAAACACGCACGCGCTTAGCGATCAGCGCGAACACGATAGCGTTACCGTTGTACCCGGACTCAGAAAACGAACGGAACGACGTGCCGACACGTTCACGGCCTTCCATCGACCCGTAAGACGTGGTGTAGTAGTATCCCAGAGGCCCGTTAGGACCAAGCAACTGCTCGTGTCGCCGCTGCTCGTCCGCAATACGCCAAGGCGCGGTCAGCCTGTCTAGCAGTCCCACTCACGCCTCCCTAGAAAATCCATGCCTCGGGTGTCATGTCGTCCACTACAAGTCCATTCTCGATCGCATGGCCCCGCGCGTCATACGCAAGAACCGCCGCCACCGCAGCGTCAATATGCTTACCGTCCGCGCGCTTCGTCGGGAAGTCCCCGATCCGATCCGGAAACGCCGCCTCCCACGCATCCAAGTAGTCCTGCCACAGATACGGGTCACCCTGGAAAAAGGCAACCAGATACGCCTCGAACGCGCCACGCACAGTCTTGTCAACATCGGCGGTCGGCACCTTCGCCTCCGCAGTGGGCTGCCACAATCCGACCTGAAACAGTTTCCCGTCCCCGATCCGGCACGCAATAAGCGCCGTAGCGTCCCTGCGTTTCGACCCATCAAACCCCAAAGCGACCTGCGCGCCAGCCTCAAGCACTTCCGGTTTCGCCCTGGCCTGCCACTGCACCGCATCCACCAGCAGCGACTCACCAACGACTTCCTCGTTCAAAAAGAACCGCCGCCTGTCGGCCTCCGTGTGCGCCGTCGACCTGATCTCATCCATGATCCGGCCACGAATGTTCACCCACCCGCCACGCTCAGCAGCCGAATCGCCGTACTGGCGTAGCAACTCCCGGTACACGGCCTCCTCGTCGGACAGATCATCGACCCGACGAGACGGCACGTTGTCGATCAGCACCCGCGAACTCGCGTCAAGCGACGTGGCCTGCGCCTCACTGTTCTCGGTCGGGTCAAACGCGTTCGTCAGCTCCAACCAACGACCATCCATACCCGCGATGTTGCGTTTCATCGCCCCACCAAGCCGCCTAAGCAGCGGCCCAACCCACAAGTGCGTCTCCGTCAACGTCGCAAACGTCACCCGGCCACCGAGACGCGCTCGAGCACTAGCCGTGACCGGCTCAATCTTCCCGCCAGGTAGCACAATCTTCGTTTCACCAGGGTCCACGCCCCGAAAATCGGCCAACGGACCCTCACGGATCATCGACAGCAGCGCAAGGTACGTGTTGTCGGTCTGTTCCTCCGACGTGCCAAGGCACGGAATGTACGGAGTCGGATACGGAACCCCGACAGGCTCACCAGAAGCGTCCCAACCATC